CGATGCCGATCTCGCCGACCTCGATGCCGCCCTCAAGAACCGGCGGCTTGCCGGCGTTCAGTGATCCGTGCAACTTGTCGATTGTCTGATCGCGGAAGGTGTCGCGCTGCTCTGGCGTCAGCCACTTCGGGTACTTGTAATACGTGGTCGGCATCAGCCCGTTTTTGAACGTGCCCTTTGCCGCATTGTTCGCAGCAAGCGCGCCGCCGATGACCTCGGCGCCGTACTGGATCACGGACAAGCCGAAAGGCCCGCAGGTTGTGAATCCAGGGACATGCAGAACGTCGCGTTGCGGAATCTCCCGGAATGTCCCGTCCGGCTCGGTGTAGCTGAACAGGTAGGACCTGTCCGCCTGCCGTGCCCAGCGCAACCGATCAGGGTGCAGGAAGGTCAGCCCAACGACCCTTCCGCCGATTCGATCAATCTCCGCGAACCCATCGCCGCGAAGCATCGCGCTCGCCGCCATGCACTCCCACAAGATCGACGAGGTCATGCGCAGGTTTGCGCGCATCCCGATGATCCGGTTCAGCGGGTGCCGCTCATCGTAGATGCGCCGCCCGCCGTCCTTCTTGTAGATGCCGACCGGCAATGATCCGATGGTCTGCGCGACCAGGCGCGTGCACGCCCATACCGCGGAGAGCGTGAGCGCCTCGCCCGCATTCACGCGGACGCCGGACTTCGAATCCTGACCCATGAACTGGCGCCAGTGTTCGACGTCGGACCATCCGAACCCCAGCCAGTTCAGAACTGCCGACTTGATCCGACCTGGCTTGCGGGCTTTGTTCGTCATCGTCCGGTCACCGGGTTGGAAAGGAAGCCATCGATGTCACCTTCCGGCAACACCGAAAGGGCTACGCCGACCGCCATGTAGAGAGCAGCCATGTCGTCGATCTTGTCGGGACTCCGGCGCTTGTCCGGGGCCATGTTCATGTTCGCGTCGTAACGCGGTATCAGGTTACTCGCGCACCAGCGCAGCACCGGGTCTCCGCCGTGCACAAGGTCGCCGGATCGGTACGCCCGGTCCACCTCCTGCATCGCCGGGTGATAGGACTTCGGTCCCTGAATGAACCGCACCAGCGGCAAGCCGTCTTCCAGCAACCGGTTGCTCAAGTCCTTTGCGTTCCAGTCGTCAAACGCGATCGACTGCGGCGAGAACCTTGCGACATCCTCGCGGATGGCCTGCTCGATCACCGCATAGTCGACGGTGTCGCCGCCAGTCTGGCTGACGTGGCCGCCCTCGACCCATGCTGCGTAAGTGTTCGCGCCTCGCTGCGTCCGGTGCCTCACGGCTTCTTCCGGCACCCAGCGCCGACCCCATGTGTACCACTTGCCGTCGACGCGCCAGACGAGCCGCCATGCGGTCAGGTCGGTGGTGCTGGACAGGTCCAATCCAGCCCAGCACGGGTACTGAGCCAGCCAGTCGAGGTTTATCGCCCCGTCGCAGCGGTTCCACTTGCGAATGTCGATCAGCGACTTCGCGTTGCTGCTCTGCCGGTTCAAGCGCTTGATCCGGAACTCGGCGAGCTTGCCGGGCATGGCCCGCGCTTCGATCGCTTCTTTCCGGATCGCCGCCAAAAGATGCGGGTTCGCATCGGCCAGCGGGTTGGCCTTGATCCATGCCGTCTCGTCGAAGTCTTCATCCTCGTCGTCGACGGCGAAGAACAGCGCAAGGAAGTGGTCGGCCGTTACGCCGAGAACACCCTCAAGCACCTGGCGCGCGAAGTGGCGAAGCTCAGGCCACGGCCCGGGCGTTTCATATCCCTCGGTCGTCGTGAACAGCCACAGCGGCGAACTGCGCGCGCCGGCAGCGGACTGCAGCACGTTCAATAGGTCGCCCGACTTGTGGGCGTGGATCTCGTCGAGCGCCGTGTGCGACGGGTTCAGGCCGTCTTGCGTGCTGGCCTTCGCGTTGATCGGCTTAAAGCCCGCGCCGGTCTCAAGTCGCGTGATCGCGTTCGCCCAGCACTCGAGGCCGAACGCCTCGCGCAGCGCGGACTTCTTCTCCGCCATCCGCTTGGCCACGTTCCAGATGATCCGCGCCTGGCTGCCGGTAGTCGCTGCGCTCACCAGCTGCGCGCCTGGCTCATCCTCGCAGCACATGCAGTACAGCATGATCGCTGCGGCCAGAGTGCTGTTGTGCGTCAGCAGCATGGACTTGCCAAACAGAAACAGACTGTCCGGCGCATCGACAGTGATGCACTTGACCGGCACGGGCGGAACTCGATCCGCCGCAACGATTTGCACCGTTCGCGACCGCGGCGTTCCTGCTTGATCCAGCATCCGATCCAGTTTGCGACGCAACCTGAAAACCGGAAGCTGGTCCCGGAATGCCATGAACTGCAGCTTGTGGCCGGTCCCTGAAACCTCGATGCCGTTGCAAACCAGTCGCTCCCGCCGCCACGAGTACTTCAATCCGAAGCTAGCAAGCAATTCCGCTACGCCGCGCGTTAGCTGTTCGCTGGTTGACGTGAAACTCAGGACTCTCCCGCTCTTGCTGATCGTTCCGTCGGTGTCCATCAGCCCCTGCAGAAGCGCAAGCCGCTGTTCTCGCGAGGCTCGAAGGTAGATTGCTGGAATCCCCTTGTTGCCAAGCACACCTGTCGCTCGCAGTTGAGCCGCGAGACTCTTATTGCGAGCGGACTGCGTACGGTCGCCATCAGAAATGACGAACGTGGACGCCTTGCTGCCGTTGCAATACTTTTCCCGCACTGGCCAGCCATCAGCGCGAATGCCGTCGATGATCTCGATGTCGTCGCGATCACATGTGATCCGCGCCGCCGCCGAGTGCCCGTCTCCAAGCCACGCACCAAGCGTGTATGGCGAGATAGGCAGCGATGCGACCGCACACTGCAGCGGCTTAGGCATAAGAATCGAATGGTTCGTGTCGCCGCGCGCGCCACACTTCAGCGTCGCTGCGATTTCCTCCGTCGTTCGGACTCGCGTGCGAGTCGCGCCGTTGGATGTTCGCGCACCGTTCGGCTGATCGATTCGCGCCGATGTGAGCCAGCTATGACCCGCGTCCGCCACAACTTCTTCGCCGTTGCTGAATTTCAGCCGGTAGCATTCGTGGTCAACGTAGACCGGGCTGACTGCCGTCACCGAACACGGCTTGCCATCAGCTCCGAACACCACATCACCCGGAGCCAGATCGCCCATGGTCGACCAGCCCGAAGGCGTGGGGACCGGAGTATCCAACGCGAGCGCTTTAGCGTTCTTGCGCGCGACCGCGAACAGCGCCGACGTGAAGCGCCGCGTCTTGTCCGCCTTCCGAAAGCCGAACAGCTGCACCACGAAGAAAACGTGCGACGGATGCAGCACGATGTTCGGGGTTTCCCAAACGCCCTCGACGTGCGGCAGCTTCTCGATGAAGTCGCAGGCGTTGTGTGCCTCCCACTCGTCGAACTTGAACGGCGCGCGCTTCCCCTTGGCGCGGCGTAGGTCATCGATGAATCGGCGCGCGGCGAGCTTAATCAGCCGGCCGAACTTCTTTCCCGAGCGGTCGGCGATGGCCTCGCGGGCGTAGCCTTCAGCGATCGCGACGTAGTCACGCCCGCGGCTTGGCCTGCTTCCTGTTTTGCGTGAACTCGTTTTTCGCTGGCTCGTCGCCATGCGGTCGCACCTTTCCTTGAGCGACAGGGGTCAAGCCGAAGTCGTTTGCCAGCGCGCGGTACTGCGCGATCAGTGCAGCGTTCGGACTCTCGCCGGCCGCGTACAGCTGGACGATCTTGCCGTGCAGCGCGCACATCTGGCCGAGCGCGGACAGACCGCCTTCGGTCAGCAGTCGATTGGCAACCAGGACGCGCGTCAGGCGCTCCCATTCGCGCACCGCATGACCGTTCGGCATCCACTCGGGCGCTGGAGGGATCTCGTCGATGGACGGCAGATCCACGACCGGAGCAGCTCGGTCAGGTCGAGCGGTGCCGGCGACAACCTTCAAGTTGTGCGGCTTACGGGCTCGGCTCATCTCGAAAAATTCTCAGACTTGGGAAATGACGGCGTGAAATAAACGATTCGGGCGCGTGACGTAGGTGAAACGCTCCAGACTTTTCCCTTACCCCCACCCATCTTCAGGCTTCGGGATCCGATTGCCGTCGAGATCCTCGACGGTCGCGTCGGCATCACCCTCATCCTCGCCGAGCAGATGCGCGAGCATCGCCTCGACGATCTTCATGCGGCTCTCAAGCGCCGCGACCTTGGCCTGCACGTCCATCCTGCTCTGCCCTTGTCTTGCTGCTATGGCAGACCGCGCACAGCGTCTGCAGGTTGCCTGCGTCGTTGTTGTGGCTGTCGTTGTCGATGTGGTCGACCTGGTCGCCGTAGTGCTTGCAGGCTGCGCACGTAAACCCGTCGCGCTGCAGGATCACCAGGCGCAGCATTCGCCAGCCCTTCGACCCGGTGTGCATCGCTCGCCGCTGCTGGCGATCCTTTGGCCCATGCCCACGCGGGTTGTGCAGCTTGGCAGCCGACCGCACGAGGCGATGGGTTGGCGCCTTGCGCGGCATCAGCGACGCCGGATCAGATCAGCGAGCACGCACAGCACCTGCCACACGACGCTATGCACTGCGCGCACGGAACAAACTGACCGCCTTGAACAGCGCCACAGCCGCAGTCGCGAAGTCGCGCAGCATGTAGGCCGCTTCCTGATACTTCGGCCACTGAGCTACGAACCATGCGAACAGCTCGCCGAACTTCGTCTTGCCATCCGCATCGACGTCGCGCTCAAGCTCGACGATCTTCAGCAGTACCGACAGCAGCGTTCCGAGATCAGCACTGCGCACGAACTGCGACGCGAGCGAGGCCAGTGCGAGCGCCTTCGTTCCCAGTTGCCACTTCGTCAGGATGTTCATCGTTTCGCCCGTGCGTTGTGCTTGTGGATGCAGTCCCACAGCGCACGAATGCGCTCGGCTGCCTGCGTGTAGTCGCCCGTCAACCTGTGCTCTTCCGTCGCCTGCTGATCCGCGTCCGTTGCTCGCGCGGGCGCCGGTACTGGCGTATCCGGCACATTGCACCTGATCGGCTCAACCACCCGCTCGCGCTTGATTGGCGCTGGTTGCTGCGGATCGGGCTTGCTCGTATGCGTCAGCCCGCACGCGCTGCACATCAACAGGCAGGACACAAGTAGCCAGGTTGCTCGCATTCAGCGCATTCCTGAGTTGTGAGCCTATGCCGCTGGTCCGCGCCTCGATCTGCTGGATCGACTGCTGCAGGGTCGCCAGGTCGACGCGCTCTTGTTCGGCCCGTTCCTTTCCCGCTTCCAACTGCTCGACCAGGTCGGCGTTGACGCGATCGCGCTCGTCAAGTGCCTGGGCTCGCGCCTCTGCCAGCATCTCAGTGCGGCCATAGTCGCGGCCCATGTGCCCAGCGATTGCAATCGCGGCTACCGTGATGATCCAGCGCAGCCATTCCATCAGCGGTCTGAAACCTGCGCACCGGCCTTGCTGATCTGTGGCGCCATCGGGTAGCTGCGCCAGTCGCTGACGGTCGGCCACACCAGCGCGACCAGGCGCGACGCACTGAACGGCGCCTCTGACACTCGATTTCCCTGGTTGCCGCCGAGCAGGATCAGCGTCCCGTTGCCGATGCCGGTCAGGAATCCGACATGCCCGCTGGCCGCGCCGCGGTCTGAACTCAGCACGACGATGGCGCCGAGGCGCGCATCGCACGGCTGCACTGTCGCCCCAGACGCGAATCCGCGTGCACGCGGCGTGCGGGGCGATCGAACGCCGGACATCTCCAGCGCTGCGCAGGCGAACGCCGCACACCATGGCGTCTCATCGTCGGTCACCGTCAGCGGCACCTTGCCCTGCTTCCAGTAGTCGACGACGCCGGGGTTGTGCTTCGCCCCGACGATCTCGCGCACGCCGATCTGGCCGCGCGCCCATGTGAGCCATGGAGGGACGATCATGACGTAGCCGCTTCAAGCAGGCGCCTCACCTTTCGCTGCGACGCAAAGACGCGCGTGGCGGCCTTGTCGGCCTGATTGCGCTCGGTCTCGTTGCCTGGCTCTGCTTGCGCTTGCGACAGTTGCAGGTGGTATCGGTCTACCGACGTCGCGAGGTCTACCAGCGCGAAACCCAACTTACGCAGGCCATCCGGCGTGATTGGCTTGCTGCCTATGCTGATGATCATGGTCCGCCCTGTTCGTGCTCGTCGTGCTCCCAGTACTGCGCCTGCTGGATGGCTCGATTGACCTCGAACAGAACCAGGGCGCCGATCAACAGCAGCGCCAGCGCTATGCCGAGAAACGTGTTCACGGCTGCCCCCGGATCGGGTGCAGCGTCCCTGAGCTGTGCGCCTCAAGGATGGCCATGTAATTGGTCTCGAACTTTTCAAGCTCTTTGATGCGTAGCTCAAGCGCCGCGATCCGCGCTTGCATCGCCGACATCTCAGCCGTGTGGGCTCGCTGGACGTAAGGGTTGATCACCTTCAGGTTGGCGAACCACATCAGCACCGATCCGACGAGCATCCCCAGCGCGAACGTGCCGCCGCTGGGGCCGAGTAGTTGTCCGATGACCTCCTGCTCGCCCATGTCAGCCTCGCGGCTTGTTGCCGACGGCAGCGCCGCCGCAGGTGTACGGCCTGGGCGACTGCACGGGCGCGATGCGTGTCCAAGTCTCGGAGCGCCCGAACCCGTTGGCGACGCTCGTCTGATCGATTCCGATCACGACACTGAGCGCGCCGGTCGCCGGGTTGAACGATCTCAGCGCCAGAAACTCGCTCCACGCTTGCGGGTTGAACGGCACCGTTACCGAACTGTTCCAGCACTGCCCTGGCGCGTAGAGCGTAGTCAGGCTGTAGGTCACGCGGCCCGCGAACTCGATGCACATCAGGTCCAGCGTAATCCAGTGCGTCTGGTAGCGAGCCAGCTCAACGCGGCAGACGCGATCCGTGCCGGCGTAGACGCCGGACGCGGCCGATGGAATCGGCGTGGCGGCATTGGCAGACGCGCACAGCAACATCGCCAGAGCGGCAATCGGGGTACGCATGCGGGGCTCTCCAGAAACGAAAAACCCGCCACTTGGGCGGGTTGGGGTTTTTCGAGCGTGGTTATCTCAACACACTTTTTGTCCGGACACAACACTATGCCGCGACAAGCCTCCCGCGCTCGCAGAATGAACGCACCGATTCGCGCGCTCGGCGGACTCGCTCGTACAGCCGCTGGCGCCCGATGCTGCGCAAGATGTCGTTCTTGACGCGCCGGCCAATCGCATGGAGCCGCCGCAGCCGATCGCGCTCGGTGCCGAGCTTCGGGTCATAGGCGACACGCAGGCAGTGCGCGTCGGCCTCGCCATCGATGCCCTGACGTTGCAGGCTGATCACCGCGGCTTCGACCTCGTCGGCTGGCGAGTCGAGCTTGATGCAGAGCTTCGCGACCTGCGTGTCTGGCCGGAAGCCGTGGAACTCCAGCAGCGTGGCAATGGTGCTGCGGCTCGGGTAGCCGATGTTCTCGTAGCGGTCGCCGCCGTAGGCATCGCCCCACGCGCGCAGGTTCGCCTCCAGCTCGCTCTCCGAGACGCCTCTCACCTTCGCCCCATCGTGATCGCCATCCGCTCGATTCCGTAGCGCAGCAGCTCAGCCTTGCGCGCCATCAGATCCTGCGCAATCCCCAGCGGATCCGATGCGCGCGAGTAGTTGCCGACCCACTGCTCAGGGTGCATGGCCTGTCGCTGGCTGATCGGCTCCCAGTTCGGCGGGCCGACATGCATGTCGGCGTCTGCGTCGACG